CTATAAAGACTGTGTTTAATGAAGTTAGGGCGAGGCCAATGCGTGAATTTGACCTTTATCTGACTCCTGAAGAACATAGTATCATGTCCTCTTCTAATCTTAATTGACTCAAAACTAATAAGATTTTAATTGAGACTTTAAATGATCCTGAACAAGTTATTAAACAAGCTAGGGAGAAAGGTGTAAGTGTAAAAACTTATACTGATGAATTACGTAATAAACTTTGAATGGATAAACATGTACTTTTAAAGATTTCAGACTTGCAATTGGCTGATTTCCCATCTCATGTTAAGAAATTATATACATCTAAAACATTTTTATTAAACAACAAAAAGATTAGGAAAAAGGAGTTGTTAGCAGTCGAACAGGCTGTTAAAATTTATTTCATTAATAGGTATAGAGAAACTAAAGGTGAATTAAACATCTCGCGCCCCCTAGTCGACTTGAAGGTGGGAGATATTCTCGACGTATACAAAGATATACGCACAAAACTGAAAATATAGATAAGGTTTTGAGTCGCAAGAGATCCTTTGTGCGTGCACATAAAATCCCCACAAGGACCGCTGATCACGAGTCTTATACTCCAGGTGTTCCGGTAGTTGTTGGAGACTACTTTACCCACTGGAGTTCTAAAGTTATTCCTTCTGATAACTTAAATAAAACGGGCTGAAGACCTCCATTTGGCTTTAAGGGAAATAATGGTAAATTCATTTACAATATAAGATACAAAGGAAATCAGGGAAAGGTTAGTGTTAGAGGACCGTCTCGTGGTGTGGTTGTCGCGGGTCTATTGGACTTTATTCCCCGTCAATGAATTAAGGAAAACGGTTATCCTGGTGATATGCGAGTCGTCATGGGTAGTTGACAAACTAATGCTATTTCTTTCTTTTCCTCTTATAATAGGAGTTTTAGAGATAACAGATTAAAACTTGGTATTAATGAAACATTAATTTCTAATATTATAAGGGACTTGCAACTACCTTATATACCTATCATTCCACACAAGGATGAAGTGTGAGATATCAATTTTTCTGCTGACACTTCACCTGGAACAGTTGCTTCCAAGATTATGTCGCAAGCTAAAGGTTGTTTTACACCTGTTAGTAAAACGAAGGGTTATATGAAAGGTTCATTCATTGGGTGTGCGGCCCAGGCTGTATATGATAAATGAGATGTAATCCATTCTGGTTTGTTAAATAATACTTGTGGTCTTTTTAGCGTTGGTGCTAGAGAGAAAAATGTTAAGTATACACTACATGAGTATGTTGATACTAGATTTAAAATATTCAAATCTCGACCTGTATTTGTTCCTGATTTATTTAATGTCGTTTTCAACTCTGTATATTTTAAATTTTTTAAAATGTTTTGGAACTCTAAAGACAAAGATCGTTCAGCAATTTTTCTTGATCATTCAATGGGTAGCTATGGGTGAAGCAAACTGAATGCTTATGAAACTACTCATAAATATGAAATGGAGTGAGATTGAAAATCTTTTGATATTACTGTTCCAACTGTTTTAATTAAGCAGGCATTTAATATTATACGTAGTTGTTTTCCGTCTTCTGATCATGTAGATAATGCTTTCCTATTTATGATGAATCAATTTTGTCATAAAGACGTTGTTACTCCCGATGGTAACGTGTATAGAATTGATGGTTCTATTCCTTCAGGTGATACGTGGACTAGCCTTGTTGGTTCCATCGTTAATTATTTAGCAATTGAGTTTTGTTTTCAAAATTCTATTGTTTTCCAAAAATGATTACGTAACAATACTAAATGAAGTAGAAAATACTTTTTACTTGGTGATGATGGTAAACTTGCCTATAATCTTTCATTACCAACCTTTGTCGTTGAGGATATAATAGACACTGCCAAGTGCCAACTTGGTATGCAACTTGAAATTGTCGTTTATAATAGTACATCTAGATGTAGTAACATAAATTCTCTTAGTGGTTTCCTTAAAACT